TTCAATTGATTTAGATATTACTTGGGGGAATACGAGTGGTATTACAAACACTGTTCAATATTCAAACTATCCTTATGCAGGACATTATGATAATCCATATGAGCCAACATTAGATATTCATTTCGGTGAAGTTACTTACGAATATTATGGAAGTTTGTTGAATAATATTACAGATAATAACTTATTCAATCAAGAGTGGAGAAATTATATAGACCAAATAGCTGATGGTAAATTAATAACATCATATTTCTATTTAAAAGAAACTGATATTAACTTCATTAAAGATAATTTAAATAGTAGAATATTTATTAAGGATAGTTACTATGTAATTAATAAGATAATTGATTATAAACCTTTGCAAGATGGTTTAACTAAGGTTGAATTATTAAGAATTGAACAAGGTAGTACATTTACTCCTACTTCAACGAATGTTGCTGATATACCTAATTATACAGTTTATACTTCTATAGACCAATTTGAAGCCGTAACAGGTAATACTACTAGTAATAGTAATGGTCCGTTTAGAAGTAATATAACAAATAGAGTATTATCTGATGATGCTGTAGTTATTGGAGAGAATAACTACGTTGGAGAAGGTTCTACGGTATCTATTCTTGGAGATGGTAACATAGTTGGTTCTGAATCTCAGAATATTAATATAACGGGTAATAACAATATTATTGAAGCAGGTGTTGAAAATGTTACTATCGTTGGTGATGGTATTACTGTAACTGAATCTAATACATCGGTTATTAATGGTAGTACGTTTACACCTGATACTGTAGTAAGTGGATTATGGGATAGAGGAACAGGAGATGATAGTGTATTACAAGTTAATTCAGCAGGAGCAAATACAGTTGATGGTTCTTATTCTTTAGTATCAGGTTTAGCGAATACAGTCGATGCTACTTATTCAGCTATCGCAGGTGGAGCAGGGAACTCAATTGATGCTACTAGTAATGGTTCATTTATTGGTGGTAGTGAGTCTTGTTCTATAGTAGGACAGAAAGGTAGTATTATCGCATCATCTAATAGTTCTGTAACAGGAACACTTTCAGGTGTAATTAGTGGTGGTAATAATACAGTAGTGGGTGATTACTCGGCTACATTAGGTGGTGATACAAATACATTAACAGGTGATTACTCTGCTATCGTTGGTGGTAATAATTTAACATCAGCTTTAGACGATTGTGTAACAGTACCTTCTATTTCTTTTGGAGTAGATACAACAACTAAATGGGTATTTAAAGAAATAGAAATTGGTGATTGGGATATGGATGCTATTACAGCTAATTCTATCGCACACGGTTTATCAGCAACGGAATGGAAAACTGTTAGACAACTTTCAGCTATTATAAGAAATGATGTTGATACTAGAATGACAACGCTTTCTAGTGGTGTTGATGCAACTACTGCTAGTAATGCTCTCTATATACAAACAGGTAATATTACTATGGGTAGAGCCACAGGTGGGACTTATGATAATACTGCTTATGATTCAACAGGTTATAATAGAGGATGGGTATCATTTTGGTATAAACCTGATTAATTAAAAACAATCAAGAAAAAATATATATTACTATATGAATGTTAAAAATAGAAAGGAGTTCTTTCAAAACATATTCTTAGATGAGAATGGTAACTTAGTTATCATTCTCGACTCTAAGACTAACCCTACTAAAAAGGGTATAAGCCAATATAACACATTTAAAAAATTAACATTAACCCCTGAAGGTTATTTAAAAGTATATACAGACTAATATGAGCGAAAATATAAATAATCAATATGATTTCTTTAAGAAAGTTAATTTAGATGCTAATGGTAATCTTGGTGTTTCGATGCCACAACCATTCGCATTTACAGCTACTAATTACACTACATTATTAACATTGACAGGAATGCAAGATGGTGATTTAGCGTATGTAACAAACGCACAAGGTACACCTTGGATGCCTGGTACTATTGGTGGTACATACTACCCCAATGGAATATACATCTATACTACAGGTACTTGGACATCAGATAGAAATGCTATAGCATTTCAACTATCAATTGATGATACAAGATTAGATACTTTAGAATTAAATGACCTTCAAAACAGAATACTAGTTAATCAGTCAAATGTAGCAACCACTCTAGGTGGTGTTATTGATTCATCTAAAGAATATTTCATTGATGGTATTGTTAATATGGGTACTACTCAAATAACTGTACCTGTTGGTGGTATAACTATTGATGGTTATTCATTTGATATTAGTGGACTTTATTCAACAGAAGATAATTACACGATGATTATCTCTGAGACTCCTGCTATAGGTAGTGGTAATGTATTAATGAGTGATATTTATATTTCAACATCAGGAACTAATAGTAAAGTATATGAATTATATGATGCTACGGGGTTTAATGCTATTGAACTAAATAAATTCAATTATATTGATTGTACTTCTCTTGGAGACTTACATAATTACAGACAAGGTTTAGAATTAAACTCAGGTAGATTTGGAGGAAGTCCTTCATTAACACTACACGGTACTTGGGTTGGTGGTTTTAGAGTTTCGACTTCTATTAGTAGAAATATGAGTGATACCACTACAGAACCTTTATTTAAGGCAGGTACTGCTTTTGTAATGAATAGTAGATTCCTAACTGATATGAATGTAGATTTAGGAACATTACAACCGTTCTTAGATTTCTCAGATACTAACTTTCCTAATCCTTCAACCCTTGAATTGGTTGATTGCCTTATTACTAGGGATGGTGTAGTTAATCCACAGGATACTAACATAACTCCTAATATACTAGCATCTAATTTATCTAGTAGTTGGGTTGGGAACAACGGAATTATGAATACTTTTGTCGGTGGTGAAGCGGTTATTACTACAGAGATAGAAACAGTTATAGCAGGTCAAAACTTACCTACTCCAGTACTAGGAACTCAAACAACAATAGACTTACAACATTTTGATTCACCTGCAAACGGTCAATTAAGATTCTTAGGAACTAAACCAGTTGAATATACCGTTAGTTGGGATTTTGTATTAGAAGGTCAGCAAAGCGGAGAATATAGAATTGATTTATGTAGAGTTAGACAAGGTGTTAAAACCGTAGTTCATTCACAAATTAGAGTAATAAACAATTTACAGGGTGGTCGTGATGTAGCGTACTATACAGGTTCTCATCACGAGATATTGTTTCAAACGGATTACACTTATTTCGAAGTTACGAATTTAACAGGTTCTCAAAACTGTACACTTGAATTAGATTCGAGTTGGATAGTTGACGCAAGATAAAAATAAATAAATAAATAAATATTATGATTAAAGTAATAAAAGCAGACAAGTTAAAAGTAGAATCTCTTAACGCTACAGGAAGATTAAAATATGGACAAGAAGAGTTTACATATATTAAATCGTTTTCATATGATGACAACAACGCAATCAAAGTAAGATTTTATGTTTTACTTAAAATGAGTGAAACAGAATTTGATTTAATCAATGATGTAACTTACTCAATTGCAGATGGTAAAACATTTACAGATGAAAAAGGATTTCCCGTTTATAAATTAGACGAAAATGGAGAAGTTGTATATGAAGATATAACTTCTGAAGAAACAGATGAAGAAGGTAATGTAAATGAAGTTACAACATCTGAACCTGTAAAAAGAGATGATGATTTTAGTAGAAATAGATTTGGATTTGGTGTAATGATTATTCCTTCTATTTTCAATGATATTAATAACTTCATTGGTATTCATCCGAATGCTGACGGTGCTATTGATTCAGCAGAGTAATCTAAATAAATAAATTAAAATAACCCCGTATTGATATTATTCGATACGGGGCAAAAATATATAAAAGAATATTATGAATGAATTTATAGTAAAAGATGAATATAGTTTTGAATTATACCCTTATATAAAAGAGAGGGTAATTCTTAATTCTTTTCAAGAAGAAATTAAAGCGTTTAATTTACCTACTGAAGTATCAGATATACTTTTAGAAGCTTGGAATTCAAGGTTTTGGGTAACGTTAGGATATGATTCTGCTAGTATAGTTCAAGATATGAGACATCCAAATATATCAGCATTCTTCCACGATTATTTTTATAGAAGTGGTTTTGCTACAAGATATAAAGATGGGAAAAAGGTTGATTATATTTATAAGGCTATGTTAAAATTAACAGGTTCAAGTAATTATACAGCAGTAAAAAGATATAGTCTTATAAGAGTATTCGGTAGTATATTCAGAGTTAGACATAAACTAAGAGGTAATAAGAAAAATCCTTCTATTGAAATGATTAATCTATATAACAAATTGAAAGGATAAAAACGATATGTGTAAAACCATATATTACTAAAAGGAACATATAATATTAATATGGCTAAGAAGAAAATTGTAGTTGAAACTAAATATACCGTAAAGGGTGCTAATGGCGTTGAAGATGCTTACGAAGGTATCAGCGATTCAGCAAATGATGCTAGTAATTCTACAGAGAAATTAAACGATAATATAGAACAGACGGGTGATTCATCAAAGAAAGCTAAAAGTGGCTTAGGGAGCTTATTAGATGGGTTTAAAGCCATTGTAGCTAACCCGATAGGATTAACATTAGTAGCATTAGTAGGAGCGATTAGATTTGTTTCAAATGCTTTATCTAGTTCAGAAGGAGCATCTAATAAGTTATCTCAGGGATTCGCATACTTACAAGGTTTTATTCAACCATTGACGAATGCTATATTAACAGGATTTGAATCTATAGCAGAAGCAGTAGCAGAACCAGGTAAAGCTTGGGATAACTTTGTTACAGGCTTTGAGAATTCAGTAAACTATGTTAAGGACAATATCTTAGCACCATACTTATCAGGTTGGAAGATATTAGGATTAGGTGTATCTGCTCAAATTCTTAAAATGAGAATTGCTTGGAATGAATTTACAGGTGATGTTGAAGAGTCTGATGAATTACAAACTAAACTAGATGAAGTAAATGAGTCTATAGGTGAAAACGTAAAGATTATACAAGACGCTAGTAAAACACTTAAAGATGATGTTACTAGTGCTTAT